GTTGTGTCAAGGAGGCGTGATGGTACTGTTACAAACTTTACCATGATTAAGAACTATCCTGTTCAGTCATTTGCTACGGCAGATATAGTGCCAGTTGCACTGCTGATGATGGAGAAAGTAATGAAAGAGCGAGGGCTAATATCTTGCATAGTTAATACAGTTCATGATAGTATGGTTATAGATGTACACCCTGACGAGCAGACAGAAATGCTAGAAGTAGTAGCAGAAGTAGAGAGTAAGTTAGTAAGCACAGTAAATAAGCTGTGGGATATTGATTTTAACTTACCTCTATCACTAGAAGCTAAGATGGGTAACAACTGGTTAGATCAAGTAGATTGCTAATAGCAAAGAGGAATTTAGTATGAGTGAAGTAGCTTTAAACCAAGTAAGTCAAGAAGAGTTAATGCGCCTAACAGGTATGGCTAACGAGTTAGGGGGTGGTGGTTCTAAGAACAAGCTACCTCGACTACGTTTGTGGCATACCCCATTGATGGGTGTCGTTGATGTAGCAGGTAAGAAGAAGAAGATGGAGGTAGTAGAAGCAGGGCAGTATCGTTTAGAGCAGGAGGACGGAACCTTTGCGTATGCACCAGAGGCTAACGTCCGATTCTATCTGCAAACTTTTATGTATAAGCGTTACATCAGTGACCCTTCTAACAGCCGTTATGTTAAGACTCTAATGCATGATGATCTTAACTCTGATCTTAAAGATACAGATGGTGGGTTTAACTGCGGTAAGCCAGCAGGTTTCATTGAAGACTGGAACTCTGTACCTACAGAGATGAAGGATCTTATTAAGTCTGTTAAGCGTGTCCGTGTACTGTTTGGGGAGGTCAACCTGATCAATCCTATAGACGAGAAGGGAGAGGGAATTGATGTACCATCTACCCCATTCATCTGGGAAGTAGATAATCGTGAGGCATTCAAGACCTTTGGAGATTCATTCAAAGAGATTGCCAAGCGAGGTCGTTCATTCATTCAGTATGGTATTAACGTAAGTACCATAGAGCGTGAGATGAACAATGGTCAGTCCTACTTTGTACCCAAGGTAGATGTTGACTTCTCTTCTGACCTAGCTATTAACGAGCATGTCCTAACCATGCACCGCAATAGTACTGAGTGGATCACGCAGTACAATGACTACATCAACTCAGAGTTTACTGCTAAGGCAGTGGAGACTTTGAACAGTGCTGATGAAGGCTTAGTGAATGAGTTTATAGATGTGGAGTAAACATGAACATACACGAATTAATGGTACAAAAATATCTTAATAGTGTAGTGGCAGGGAAGGGTGGCATGAGCCGCCCTGTCCTTGACTTCATGGTTAACGATGTTAAATTAGCCCTAGAAAAGCAACTCGTAGACAAGCGTAATCCTGACTTCAGGTTGCGTATGTCAAACATAGGTCGTTCTTATTGCCAGCTTTGGTTTGATAAGAACCAGCCAACAGATGCTCTACCATTTCCAAACAGCTTCTTAATAAACATGATCCTCGGTGATCTTGTGGAAGCGATCATGAAAGGTATCCTCACTGAGGCTGGTGTAATATGGCAGGATGGTGAACACTTAAAGCTTAACTTAGGTAAGCATGTTATCAATGGTACGCCTGACCTAATCATTGATGGTGCTGTATGGGATATTAAATCCTGTAGTCCTTGGGCGTATGCTAACAAGTGGATAGACTTTGCTACTGTAAAGGATCATGATTCCTTCGGGTATGTAGGTCAGCTAGTAGGGTACAGTAGGGCGTTAGACTTAGACGCAGGTGGTTGGATAGTTATCAACAAAGCAAATGGTCAGTTCAAGTTTATAACTGCTGATGGCATTGATATGCAAGCTGAGTTAGATATACTAGAGGCTAAGGCTAATCGCATAGTAGATGGTGCAGACTTTGAAAGATGTTATGAACCTATCAAAGAAACATTCCGTAAAGTAGAAACAGGTAACCTAAAGCTAGGTATAGAGTGCGGCTTCTGTCAACACAAGTACAAGTGTTGGGATACCTTAGTAGAGAAAGAATCCATACCATCAAAAGCCAAGGTACGCCCTATGGTTAATTACATCCACATAGAAGAGGAAGTAGCAGCATGATTGATATGACAGAGAATGACTTTGGAGTAATACTACGGCCTGTTCTCGGTGAGAAAGAAGAGTGGGTGGGTGATGTGCAAGTATCTGTGTTTAGCAATCTAATGCCTGATGTAGATGATGAAACTCATGCACAGTTAATGTTTCTAGCCTATAAAATGTCAGCAATGGTGCAGTTCTGTCAGGACAATGTAGAGTTTGATGAAGCCCTTGAAGATTATACTATGGATATGGTAGATGATTTAGGTTTAGATGATATACAGTCTGATAAAGCCCCATCAACTAGGATAACAGGGAGGGATGGAAACGTCATAACACTAGACTTCAATACTAAATGCGAGGGGGAAGGATAATGAATGTAGTACCAGAGTTAGCTGCCAACCTAGATGATGCACTAGAGGATTTAGTTAATCACCCTAATCATTACAAGTCGGAGGGAGTTAGTGGGGTAGAGTGCATTGATGCTATACAGTCAGCATTAAGTGCGGAAGAGTTCCAAGGTTTCTGTAAGGGTAACATAATCAAGTACACATGGAGGGCTAACAAGAAGCAAGACGCACGTACTAACCTAGAGAAGTGCCGTTGGTACATCAATAAACTATTGGATAACTTAGTATGAGATACCCCATACGAAAAGAAAAGAAACCTAAGCACCGAAAGGTAACGCCTAGCATACTAGGTAAAACATGTGGACTAGATTGTAAGGTCATACCACCAGAACCTTACCAATCATGGAGTGATTATCTTGCCATGAATCGTGACCAGCCAAAGCCCTACCGATCATGGTTAGAGTTTAGGTTGTTTGCTGACGGCCCTATGAAGGATGTAGACTACGAACCCATCAAGGTGGACTATGAGGTTGTAGAGAATAGGAAGTACACACCCGATGGGGTGATGGGTAACGTATGGTTTGAGGTCAAGGGTAGATTCAGAACACGACATGAAATGGATAAGTACATTCATGTGCGTAGATCAAACCCAATGGCTGTCATAGTATTCGTACTACACTCAGAGAACGTAGCACTTCCTGGCGCACAGAAGCGTAAGAATGGAACACGTAGATGTATGGAAGACTGGCTGCTAGAGAACGACTTCGCCTATACTTACGAGAGTAAGATGGAACACTTCATGAATAACTTTAATCAGGTATCTGCTTAGTGGAATACATAATGGTAGTAGTAATGGGTTCCCTATTTCTTTACACAATATTTTGGGGATAGGTATTGACATTTAGCTTTCAATCAGTATAACTGTACAACCCTTTAACTTAACAGGACAGCAAATGGAAACATCAAATCAAATACTTAGCGACATAACAGTCTTCTCTAAGTATGCAAAGTACATTCCAACCTTACAAAGGCGAGAGACTTGGAGTGAGCTAGTAACCCGTAACAAACAAATGCACATTCGTAAGTACCCACATATGGTGGAAGACATTGAAAGTGCATACAAGTTTGTGTATGAGAAGAAAGTATTACCCTCTATGCGTTCACTACAGTTCGGTGGCGCACCTATAGAGTTAGCACCTAACCGAATCTTTAACTGTGCTTACCTGCCAGTGTCTGAGGTGGAAGCCTTCAGTGAGACTATGTTCTTACTACTAGGTGGCACAGGTGTAGGCTATTCAGTACAGCGTCACCATGTTACTCAGCTACCAGAAGTACGTGGCCCTAAGAAACGTAAGCGTAGGTTCCTAGTATCAGATAACATTGAAGGTTGGGCAGATGCAGTGAAGGTACTGATGGAGTCTTACTTTCATGGGCAGATGCAAGTAGACTTTGACTATCGTGACATACGCCCCAAGGGTGCTATGCTGATTACCTCTGGTGGTAAGGCACCTGGCCCTCAACCATTGAAGGATTGCATTCATCAACTCACTAAGGTACTAGACAATGCACTAGGTCGTAACCTAAGTACATTAGAAGTGCATGACCTTATGTGTTACATTGCAGATGCAGTACTTGCAGGTGGCATACGTAGGGCAGCATTGATCTCCCTGTTCAGCATGGATGATCTTGATATGATGGCAAGCAAGGCAGGTGAGTGGTACATAGACAACCCTCAGCGTGGTCGTGCTAACAACAGTGCTGTTATCCTACGGCATCGTGCTACCAAGGATGATTTCCTTAAGTTGTGGGAACGTGTTGAAGCTAGTGGATCAGGTGAGCCTGGGGTTTACTTCAGTAATGATAAAGACTGGGGGACAAATCCATGTTGCGAAATCGGGTTACGTCCATATCAATTCTGCAATTTGTGTGAGCTAAATGTCTCAGACATAACATCACAGGAGGACTTGAATGAAAGGTCTAAAGCGGCTGCTCTTATTGGTACGCTCCAAGCTGGATACACTGACTTCCACTATCTCAGGGATGTATGGAAAGAGGCCACGGAGCGTGACGCTCTTATTGGAGTCGGTCAAACTGGAATTGGCTCTGGCGTTATACTATCCTATGACCTCGCTGAAGCGGCTGAGATCGTTAAGGAAGAGAATGAGCGTGTTGCTGCTCTTCTTGATATTAATGTCAGTGCTAGGTGTACTACTGTCAAGCCTTCAGGCACCTCTAGTTGCGTACTTGGTACAAGTAGTGGCATCCATGCTTGGCATAATGATTATTATATTCGTAGACAGAGACTAGGAAAGAATGAAGCACTCTATCAGCACCTAGCCAAGCACCACCCTGAGTTGTTAGAAGATGAGTTCTTTAATAAAGAAAGCCAAGCTGTAGTAGAGATACCACAGAAGGCTCCAGAAGGCTCTATACTACGCACAGAGAATGCTTTGGATCTACTTGAACGTGTACGTAGGTTCAACACAGAGTGGGTACAGACAGGCCATAGAGAGGGGCAGAACTCACACAACGTAAGCTGCACTATCTCTGTTAAGGATGATGAATGGCCTGACGTAGGAGAATGGATGTGGAAGAATCGTAATACCTTCAATGGGATTGCGGTACTACCATACAACGGAGGTACATATACACAAGCTCCCTTTGAGGATATCACAGAAGAACGATTCAATATGTTAGAGAGTAGCCTTAACAACATTGATCTTACTAAGGTGATAGAAGCAGAGGACGAGACTGACCTATCAGGTGAGGCCGCATGTGCAGGAGGTGCATGTGAAATCATTTAGTGGCATAGGTATTGCATTGTACTACTGTACTGTCAAGGATTAGACAGTAAAAAGCCCCATTGCTGTCAAGAGCTTTGGGGCTTTTCTTTGGGTGGAGTCTAACCTATTAGACTACCAT